AGCGATGTCAGTAGCGTCATCACGATCAAGACGGATAACACGACCGATGGTTTGTGCCATCTCAATCACGGGAAGATTGCGAAGCAAAATGGTGTGAGTCAAACCAGGGCAGTTGATACCCTCAGAAAGGATGCTGTAGTGGAACATGATGAACTTGCGGTTAGGATCTTTGCCCCAAGCATCAAGAGTGTCAAAGAACTCTTGACGACCAACTTTATCCATATTGACATAGGCACCGTGCTTGCTGGTGATATGCAGCACATCGTAACCTTTGTCAGCAAACTCCTGCATCACGTTCGTGCCAGTAAGCAGAGCCCACAGAACACGAGTGTTAGGAGCAGCAACCAGGATCTTCTGGGCAGAGTCCTCTTCCAGTTTATCTACGATGTCAACCAAAACTTGACGATCGTTCTCAGCAGCAAGCAGAGACTTGTTACGCTCAAAGTCCACAACGTGAGGCAGAATGGTAGGAGGAATGATGCTGCCATTCTCCACCAGTTCAGGAGCAGGAACGTTGATCAGTTCAGAACCATACACATCAGTATTGTTCATGCTGATAGCACCGCCACGATACTTAGGAGTGGCAGTCAAATAGTATGCTTGCTTAGCAGTCAGCGAAGCAGCAGCAACTTCCTTGAAGAAGTCACGACGCACAGAGTTGTGCGCCTCATCATAATAGATGGTATCTACGTCAATACCTGCATCGTTGACACGACGAAGAGAATTGTAGGTAGTGAAAATCAGTTGGTGAACACCAGCAGTCTTACAGACAGCATCGTGGCACTTGATCTCTTGAATCTTGGTGGTGCGGTTGCAGTCAACCTCACCGCTGTGAACATGCAGGACAGAAACATCTACCTTGCCGTTCAGTTCAGCAAAGAACTCTTCATAGAGTTGGACCGACAGCAGGATGCGAGGAGAGACCACTACGATGGTCTGAGAGGTCTCTGCCTGCTGCAGGCGACGGAGGCAGTCAAGGATCATCACAAGGGTCTTACCGCCGCCTGTGGGGCAGGTAAGACGACCACGTGAGGCACGCTGCAGGGCGTCAAGCATACGCTGCTGGTGTGGGCGGAGGGTCAGGGTCATGTGGTGCGTCGTTGATGAGATAAGTATAGGGCACAAAAAAGGGGTCTTGCGACCCCTGTGTGACACTTATTAATCGTCCACTCGGTCAACCGATGCAATATCACATACTGGCACCTCATGTTCGTTTGCAATTAGATACCAAGGCATGACTTGACCGTGATACTCAGGGTGTGCCTGAAAATTATCAGGGTAAATGCGATCACCCAGATACTTTACTTCGCTTTCTGGAATATTGTGCTCTCGTAACATTGCTTGCAGCTGCAAGTGAATCAACTCTGGTTGCGTAGGCACTTTCATTCTTTCTCCACTCCTTTCTCATGATTTGATATGTTGAATTGTAAGCAGCAAGATCTCTAACTTTCTTGAATACTTGTGCTGCTTTTGCTTTTTCGTTTACTTTCCAGTCTTTTTCTTGGGGTCGCACTTCTCCAAGCGAATCGTATTTGCGTCCACTTGAATGATTCGCATATCGTCTAGCTCTTGTGAAACCCATCTCAAGGAATTTCCTCGCCATGTCCATTCCAATAAAATCACCTTGCGAGAGATAATTCTGGAACATCTCGTATATCTTAGCAGAAGATTTATGAGCAGTATCTTCATCTACGAATCTCCAGTTAGAACAAATGTCGTTTGTATAAGGGCGAACCAATAGAACCCCTTGCTCGCCTCTTCCAATACGATAAAGTTTGCGAGTTTCTGGATCTGTAAAGTCCAAGTCTTCATAAGGGAGTTCATAACAAAACTCAAGCATGGGTTTTCACTAATGCCTGTCAAGGATAGCATGTGATGTGGCGGTTGTCAAGGATTATTTGTTCGTCCAGCAAGTTCTACCATGTTGATCAATAATGGAAACATCAATTCTATAGTTTGGATTGATTGCTTCAATTGCTGCAACGTTTGGGAAATAAGAGGATGCATCCTCTAAAGCAAGATCAAAATTAGAGTACTTGATAAGTCTCATTTGACCAGTAACCAAAGAATTTACAATCTCTACAGGCATCTTGTCTCTGTAGAAATCTACTGCTTCTTGCTTCAACTCATCGGTAGAATCTTCCCAGCATGGTTGAAAGATCAACAAAGCTTGTCCCTTTACTTTTGAATAATCTTCAAGTATTTCAGATAATCTAAAACAATCTAGTTCCATTTTAGTTACGTTTGGTAGCGACTCCAGAAAAATTACCGTATTTTCTCATCAAGTTGAATTTGATATTTAATAAGCGATTATAAAAATCCTGACCCAACTTTTCTTGAGCTTCTTCAGAGTATTTAGACCACATAAAATAGAAATCAGCAAGCATAGATCGTATCTCTTTGTCTTGAATGCAAGATTCAGTCCAAAATACACATACTTTTCTAACTCCAGAAGTAACTTCCTTTACCTCATGCAATAACCCAGTAGGATATATCAAGCACTTTCCTGCATCTAACTTGTAAGAAATTTCTTGATTTCCTATTGTTAGGCAAAGTTCTCCACCTTCATACTCATCAGGAGAATTCAAAAATATGGTACTACTATAATCAGTACGTGACTTATTCATCATGTAATTATCATTATGAGACTGATAGTACATTCCTTTCTCATACTTGGAAAATAAAATTCCAGAATAAGATTTTGATGTTGTTATCTCTCTAAAATCATCAGACTTATTCAATACATCAACTATGTAATAAATCAATTCTTTTGATTCGTATCCAGACACCTGCACATTATTCTTCACCTCAGTATCAGAAAATGAGGCAGAAACTAATCCATCCTCAAAATCAGAATAATCAAATATTTTATTTACGTGATCCAGTTGTTGTTTGTCAAGTAAATCAATTATATAAATCATAAAGTTACATATCAGATGATACTACATTTATTTCAATTCTAAGACCTGGATCAATTGTAGATAATTTTTCATTTATCATATCAATAAAGTTTTTATTATTCTATATACAGATTCTTTTGCTGATAAAGTAGAGAGACTTATAAAATGATTTGGTAAAGTTAGATATTCTTCTCCAGGGAATAGCTCCAGAAACTTAGATGGATTTATCGGGTAAACAATATTGATATAATTTTTATTTGTCCAAGCATCGCTTTGTGGCATATCTCTAAGATATTGCCTGTATTGTCTCCATAAAACTAATTCTTCATCAGATCTCTGACTTGCATTATCAGATAACAACACCCAATCAGAATCTCTCAATAAAGAATCTCTCTGGCTTCTATACTTAACAGAAATTAAATCAAAATTTTTCTGGATCTCTTCTCTTAGATATTCTTTTTGCTCTTTAAGTTCTAAAATTCTTCTATCTTCAAAGAATGAAGTAAATGAAAGGAAAAGTTCTTTTGCTTTCTCTTCATCTAAACTGTTATACTCATATACTCTAGGTACTTCTGATTTTAATGCATAGTCATAATAGAATTTTTCTCTTTCACAAAAATAAGATCCATCGCTGTAATATGTAAAATACACAATTCTATCTTTTTCATGCCACCACTCTTGAGGTAGATTTACAGAAAAAGATTCAAAATCTTCATCCGTAAATGATAAAATTTTGTTCTTGTAAAACATTTGACCAGATTTTACAATTATCTGGAATACAGCGCTGATGTTACTTTCCATTTTTATTACTATACGTTTACGTTAATATACCACCCAGTCAAAATATATTTATTTTCAGAATAAACTGTCAAACCACGGTGAACATGAGTAAATCCAGCTGGCCAAATAACACATGTGCCCGCTTTAGGTTTAATCCTTCTTCTTTGATATAAAAACTCTGTTTCTCCCTCTTCATCTGGCATATCATTCAGATAAATTGCCCATACAAGCACTCTCTGAGCCATATTTGATCCAGCGCTTTCAAAATGCCACATATGGTATCCACCTTCAGGCGGAGTTCTTTGCATTTTAATATCAGTTGATATCAAACCAGTATTTACTAGTTGTCCGTATTTTCTAATATAATCAAGAAAACAAGATTGTAGATATTGATTTGCTGTTGATGTCAACTCATGGTTAGAATAATTTAGCAATAGACCTATATCTCTCCTCCCAAGATTTTTTTCTGGAAATTGATTAGTCCCATCCATAAGAGAAGAATTAACAATATCTTCTATATTATTAGAAGATGTATCGGTAGAAACTTTTTCTTCAAAATAATCAATAAATTTTTTGCATACAGATTTTGGCATGTGATTGTGCCAAACTCCAATAAAATCATCAAATTCTCCGTCCATCAATTCAACGGGTTTGATAGGAACAATTTGTCTAGCCATAATATTCTCAAAAAAATCTAATATGCTTTTATGAGATATTTAGTT